TTTACCATTAAAGAAAGCAGAAGAAGGACGTACTCGACTTTTTTCAGTTTGTCCATTAGATTTCTTAATATATGCGAGAATGTATCTTTTAATGATTCTTGTTTTTTTTCAAGAAACTCGTCTATATAATTCTGTAATGTCCGGCTTAAATCCTCTTTCCAGTGAATGGGATGACTTTTATCGCCATTACACACAAAAACTTTATGCTCCCAAGTATATAGCTGGCGACTATTCTTCGTTCGATGTCACAATACCCCTACAATTTTGTGAGAGTGTTCGCTCAATAATAATTGAGATGTGTCCGAAGACGGAAGATTACCGTTATGCTTTAAATTACATATTCGACAATATTATTTTCGCATCACATCAGTTTGGGGACAAACGTTACACCATGAATGGTGGTAATCCTTCAGGTCAACCATTTACTACTCTTTATAATAGTCTTATAAATAAATTAATACTTTCTTATTGTTTCTTTATGTATTATTTAGATTATTCTGACCTGAACTTTTCTAGCATTGCAAGTTTGTTAAATTCAAAGACTACAATTGCTGTTTATGGTGATGACCATATTTTTTTCTTAGACGATTCAATTACATTTAATATGAATCATCTTAACCACTATATTTCTAGACTTAAAATGAAATATACTACCACGTCTAAAGTTACGGTTACGGAAAATTATATATCTCACTCTGATCTGACCTTTTTAAAGAGGGACTTTTATTTTACTCCTTGTGGGTATGTCGGTCGTCTTGATAAGCGGGTAATTTATGAGATGGAAAATTGGATCAGGAAACAAAAAAATGTGTCGCCATCTTTGGCACTGCGTGCGGTTTGTGACTCCGCGCTAAGAGAAGCTGTATTGCACGGAAAATTATTCTACATTAAATTCCGTAAGGAATTGTGTGATGCAGTTCTCTTCACAAAAGTTGCCATCCGTATTCCGGATGTATATCTCGAAAGTGTCGTCGAGCATCGAATTGCTTATTTTGAATAAGCACGACCCAGTTTCGTACTTCTGTTAAAAGTACAAAACCACCTACCTATATAGACTGATCTTTCTTCAGGTAGTGTAATTTAGATCTCTAAAAATACAAATAATAATACAAATAATACAAATAATAACGAAGTTACAAATTCTGCTGTTAATCTTGTGTCCGATTCAAATCGTTTAAATGAAGATAACATCCGTTCCTCCAAC